TATTTTTGATAGAGATAGCAAAATTAATGTTGATGTTGCCCTTATATTTTCTTCAGCTGAAGAACTTGGACTCTCCCATATATTTGCTAAAAAAGAAGAAGTTCAGCATCTTAAAGCTATATTAGATTTTCCTGTTAATTTATCTAATGTTAGAAAATTTGCTACCAAAATTCGTAAATTGGAAATCGCAAGATTATTACGAAAGCAATTGGAAAGTGCTCAAGATAAAATTTTGGATGTTACTGGCAATGAGTCTATAGGTTCTATACTAGGTATCGCAGAAGAAAGTATTTTTGACTTCTCTAACTTGCTCAATGATGTAGATAATAATCCGGTCTCTATAGGAGACGATATTGAAGATTATATTGATGACTTAGTAAATAATCAAGTAGATCAAGTAGGTATACCAACAGGTTTTCCTGCTTATGATCAGGCTATAGGTGGCGGATTAAGAAGAAGTACTGTTAATGTCATCGCCGCTCGTCCGAAAACGGGGAAGACTCTTTTATCAGATAATATGGGTTTTTATATCGCCAATAAAATGCAAATACCTGTATTAAATATGGATACTGAAATGACAAAGGAAGATCACATCAACAGAATTCTTGCTATGATGACCGAAATAGAAATTAACCACATTGAAACCGGCAAATTTTCTCAAACACCTAATAAGTCTCAAAAAATTAAAGACGCTGCAACAGAACTTAAAAATACAAGACTATACTACAAGTCTATAGCCGGAAAATCTTTCGAGGATCAATTATCTATAATGCGTAGATGGCTCCTGAAAGAAGTAGGACTTAATGATGATGGCACAGCTAAAGATTGTGTTATATTTTATGATTATCTAAAACTCATGGATACTCAAGGCATGACTCAAGACCTAAAAGAATATCAAGTATTGGGATTTATGATGACCCAGCTGCATAATTTTGCCACAAAATATAAGGTTCCAATTGTTTCGTTTATACAATTAAATAGAGATGGAATTACAAAAGAAAGTACAGACACAGCCAGTGGTTCTGATAGAATTATATGGTTGTGTAGTAACTTTAGTATATTTAAGCGTAAAACACCAGAAGAAATTGCTGAAGACGGTCCCACTAATGGCAATCGTAAACTAGTTCCTCTTATCAGTAGACATGGTGGCGGTCTTGATGATAATGACTATATTAATTGTCACATGAAAGGATGGTGTGCTAAAATTACAGAAGGAAAAACTAGACTGGAATTGGTAAATAATAATAAAAGTAACGAAGAAGGTTTTATTGTAGAGGATAACAATGCTAATGACCAAGAAATCCCTTTTGAATGATCAAGCAAGGCTAAAGATTTTATGTGACGATCTTTGTGATAATATAGACTTAGTGTTAGATCATTTCGAATTAGAGTACAAAAATCAAGGAAAAATGATCTCTATGGCTTGTCCAATACACGCTGGAGATAATACCGGTGCGTTAAATCTTTATATTGAGGGAGATAGTTATAGAGGTAATTGGAAATGTAGAACTCATCAATGCGAAAAAATATTTAAAGGATCTATCATCGGATTTATTAGGGGGTTATTATCTAATAGAAGATATGATTGGTCCGAAGAAGGCGATCAAACGTGTACATTTAAAGAAACTATAGATTTCATAACTTCATTATTGAAAAAAGATCTCAAAGATATAAAAATATCCAAAGAACATAGAGATAAAACAAGATTTAGTGCAGCCATAAATCATATTAGCACCAAAGTAAATACAGATAAAAATAATTGTTTAACAAGAGAAAAAATTAGGCCCCTACTACAAATTCCTGCACAATATTATTTGAATAGGGGATATACTAAAGATATTATAGATAAATATGACGTTGGCTTGTGCAATAATCCCTCTAGAGAAATGCACAATAGAGTCGTGGTGCCTATATACGATCAAGATTATGAAAAAATGATTGGTTGCACTGGACGAAGTATTTTTGATAAATGTTTGAAGTGCGGATATTTTCATGATCCTGATAAAAATTGCCCGCAAGACAAAGAATCATACAAATATTCTAAATGGAAACATAGCTCTAATTTTAAGAGCCAAAACTGTCTGTATAATTTCTGGTTTGCAAAAAAACATATTCAAGAAACTGGATTTGCTATTATAGTTGAAAGTCCAGGAAATGTTTGGAAACTGGAAGAAAACAATATACATAACAGTGTTGCTTTGTTTGGAACTAACCTCAGTGATAGACAGAAAATTTTATTAGATGCATCTGGCGCTATGAATCTTATTATATTGATGGATAGTGATGAACCAGGTAAAAAAGCCACTATAAATATTATAGATAAATGTAAAAATACATATCGCATTCATGTTCCATCTATTTCTAAACTAGATGTTGCTGAAATGACTAGCGAAGAAATAGATATTGAAATTAAAGACTTTATTAAAAGGATGCTCTGATGATAATAGCTTTTGCTGGCAGAAAACAATCTGGTAAAACTAGTGCGTGTGAATTTACGGCCAATGTTTTTAGTCAAACTGTACAAAAAATCTCTAGTATATATAACTTTGCTGATCCGCTAAAAAAGATGTGTATCGAAATATTCGGTTTGACATATGAACAATGCTATGGTTCTGATGATGCAAAAAATGAACTTGTTAACTGCGTTTGGCCAGATAGTGGAGAACCTATGTCTGCTAGAGAAGTTATGCAATATGTTGGGACTAATGTTTTTAGAAAAATGCAATATAACATCTGGGCCGATGCCACAATCAGAAAAATACAAGACGAAAATTTGCCTTTGGCTCTAATAGCAGATTGCCGTTTTCCTAACGAAGTTGAGGCTGTTAAAAATGCTGGTGGTGTGGTAATTAAACTTAAAAGAAACCTGTATAACTCCCAGCACGAGAGCGAGACAGCATTAGACGAAGATAATTACGACCACTCAAATTTTGATTTTGTCATTGATAACCAGAACATGGACATTGGAGCAAAGAACAAATTAATATATAATTACCTTAAATCTAGGGAGATATTGCCATTATAGTTACATACATAAGAAGTAGTTCCTATGGCACGCATAGTATGTGTCCTATGCAATATATGTTTCAATATGTTTTAGGGCATAAAACTCCTTCAAACAAAAAAGCTGATAAAGGCACCATATGTCATAAAGTATTTGAAATATTAGCTTTCATAAAATTAAATCAACAAAATAATATTCGTTATTTTGAAGATGATATTATAGGGCCTGTTGATATTACTAACTATGATCTTAATACTATTATTGAACAAGTATACAACTTTTACACTTCACAATTTACTCATCACGAATGGACAGCAAAAGATTTTAAAGATTGTGATAAATGGATCTACAAAGCTTTAGAATACGGTGATGGTATGTTTGATCCAAGAAACAGAGATATTGTAGAGCCTGAACAGCATTTTGATATTGAAATTAAAAAAGATTGGGCTAAATATAACTATCACACAAAAGAAGGAAATATAAATGGCTATTTGGCTATTAAAGGAACAATAGATTTAATTACCAAAGTTAATGAAGATACATTAGAAGTTATAGATTGGAAAACAGGAAGAAGATTAGATTGGGCTACTGGACAAGAAAAAACTTTAGATAAATTACATAGAGATCCTCAGCTTATGCTATATTATTATGCTATTAATAAGCTTTATCCTAATATAGAGCACATTATAATGTCAATATATTTTATTAACGATGGAGGTATGTTTTCTATATGTTTAGATAAATCTCAATTGCCTATGATAGAAATGATGCTAAAAAATAAATTTGACGACATTAAAAATACATCTAAACCAAAATTAAATAAAAGCTGGAAATGCACAAAATTATGTCATTTTGGCAAAAATACTTTTGAAAATACTATATATACGCCCATGATAGAATATAGGGAAAATAAAATTACACCTGTTGGTAATTGCATGACTCAATGTGAACAAATCAATCATGAAATTGATCTGAAGGGAATAGATAATGTTATTGACGAGTACCAACGACAAGGCTATAATATAGGACAGTACAAGGCCCCCGGAAGCGCAGAATAATATTTTGAAAAAAACAAACACAAAAAGGAGAATATAAGATGGGCGTAGAGCGACATTATGTGCCGCTTCATGTCCATTCTTAAGTGAGTCTATGTACTCTCTTTTGGATGGTCTTAGTAAACCAGCTAATATAGCTGA